AAATTCAAATTGCAAGGTGTCAGACTTCGCAAAATCATAAACCATTTGAGAAATCAAGGTGAACCAATTTGTTCAAGTTCAAAGGGATATTATTATCCAGCAAGCAAGAAAGAAATAATTGACACATGTATTTCACTACAACAAAGAATTGACAGCCAAACAAAAATCATTCAACAATTAAGTCAAGCAATATGAAATTAAGACTATCACACAAGCAAATGGTTTTAAATTGTGAAACACCAAAAGCAATTTGCATTGCATTCAACAGAGGTGATCTTTTATATTTACCAAAGAAAGTTTGTACTTATGAAGAAAACATCATTGAAAAAAATGGTTTGTACTGGACAACAGAATATGTTGTGAGCATTCCTACTTGGTTGATTGAACAAATGACAATGAATCAAAAAATAATTATCAATCTAATAAAAGATCAATGGAACTAAGAAAAGACTTTATCAACAGAATGCAATGGATGATTTCAGAAATTAAACAAAGCAAACTTGATGATTCAAACATTCTTTCAATGATTGAATTTCAGCTGATGCAAAGAGAAAAGTCTTTGGTGAAAGACGTAAACAGAAAAGTCATTTGTGAAATGGAGAATCGTATTGGAAAAAGAATATCAAACACTTATATAATAGCCAAAGGAAATGAAAAGTTCTTGGATATTATTGATGACTTGTAAATTGTAACAAAATTATTACTATATTTGCATTAACCAAAACCAAAAACAATGTCAAGATTATTTAATCAATTTTTAGAAAGAGTCCATTCTGGAAATCCTTATGCAAGGGAACAAGAACTTTCAAATCAACTAAATGCAGAACACCAAGAATGGCATCATGAAAGACAGAAATGGCTTGATGGCAAAATCACATTATACAATGGTGGAACTGTTGAACAATGGGTTGCTTTAGGCAGACCAGCAAACGAAAACAAAACTTTATAAAATCAGAATCATGCAAGTAAAAAATTCAAAAGTATTAAGCAATCAAGCAAATGGATCTTTAGATCTTCAACATGGAACTTTCTTCAAGTTTGAAATCAGTTTTGAAGACGGAACAGTTGGTGAATACCTTTCAAAATCACAAGATGGTGGAAACAAGAATTTCCCAATTGGACAAGAAAAGGAATTTGAAGTGACTGAAAACAAATTTGGTAAAAAAATTAAGCCACACTTTGCACAAAAATCATTTGCACCACAACAAGCAAGTGGAACAAGTACGAATCCAGACATTCAAAGAATGATTGTGAAGCAGTCATCATTGAAAGTTGCTTCAGATATTTGTATTGCAAACAAGAAGACAGACTTGAATACTATCTTCAAGACTGCAAATACAATTGTTGAATGGGTAATGGAAGACAAAGCTTCAGAAAAAACTGATGATGGTTACACATCTGTGAAGAAAGAAGAATTAAAAAAGTCAGATGACTTGCCATTTTAAGCATGAACTGGAGTCCTAAAAATAAAGCAGAACAATTGTTCAAGGAATTATTTGACACCAAGTCAAACATGGCAAATGAGCTTGGAATATCAAGACCAACAATTGACAGATATTTTGACAATCCAAATTTGTTAAATAGACACATCAAAAGAATTTCAAAATTGAAAAGAGTTTCAGAATTGAAATTGTACAAAGCAATAAACGAATAATGGAATACTCTTTTAACATAGATTATGCACAAGAATTTGGTGTGAGTGAAGCTATCATGATCAAGAACTTTCAATTCTGGATAAAAAAGAATTCAGCAAATAAAGATTCAAATCATGATGGCAGAACTTGGACATTCAATTCAGCTATTGCATTCAAGAAATTATTTCCTTTCTGGAGTACTGGACAAATAAACAGAACTTTGAATTCACTTGTCAGTCAAGAAGTCTTGATGGTTGGTAATTATAACAAAGCCAAATATGACAGAACTAAATGGTTTGCATTCATTGATGAAGCTTCATTTGTTGAAAACGATAAATGCACTTCACGAAAACGGAAAATGGATTTACCGAAAACGATAAATGCAATTGTTGAAAACGATCAACCTATACCAGATGTAAACACAGATATAAACAAAGATGATAAACACATATATAAAATGTCTATCGACATTTACCACAAATTCTGTTTGTCACAATTAGATGCACCAGCAAAGATTGATGGAGTACAAGGTAAAGCAATGAAGACCATTTTAAGCTATTTAAAGACACTTTGTAAACAAAAGGGTAATGATAGTCAAGATGCAATTCTAAGTTCCTTAAAATACATATTTGGTAATTGGAATAAGCTTGAACCATTTCTTCAAAAGCAAATAAAATTGTCACAAATAAATTCTAATTTGGTGAACATTATTCAAGACTTAAAAAATGACACAAACAAAAACAACATTGCAGATGACATCCTTGCAAAATATAGATAGAAACATTCTTTCACCAGTCAATCCAAAATTCAACAGAAATATTCTGAAAATGAAGATGAATGATGTGGTTGAATTGCAATTGAATAATCCTCCAGTTTCATTGTATAAATCATACAAAGAGAATGAAGAAAAAACAGTTGATATTTTGATGCTGATGATGTTGAAATTTCAAGACTTCTATAATTGCAAATCAAAAATGAATAGGGAACAAGTTGAAGAAACAGCTTTCTTGATTATTGAAAGATACAGAGGTTTGAATTTTGTTGACATTGGAATGTGTTTGAAACTTGCAAAGATGCAAGAAAAGATTTATGACAGAATAGATGGTGGGATGATTCTGGGATGGCTTGATCTATACGATGGAACAAAAACAAACTTGATTGTTCTGGAAAGACAAAAACAAAAGACAAAGCAAGAATCAGAATGGTCAGCACTTGGAGAAAGAACAAGTCAAATATCACTTAAAGATTGGATGAGGCAATGAAAATAACAAACGAAGATAACATGGAATTGATGTCAAGATATGAAGACAATCATTTTGACTTAGCTATTGTTGACCCTCCTTATGGGTTAGGAGATAAAACAACAAAAGGTGGTTGCGATAGAAATTCACAAGTAAAATTTAAAGAACATAGTTGGGATAATGAAATTCCAACAGATGAATATTTTAAAGAATTATTTAGGGTAAGTAAAAAACAAATAATATGGGGTGGTAATTACTTTCCATACATTTGGAAAAAAGGTTGTAGAGGATTAATTACTTGGGACAAAATGGTATACATACCTACTATGAGTCAAATTGAATATGCTTGGTATTCAGAAGATAGGTTGCCAAAATTAGTTAAAATTAATAATAATGATAGTAATAGATTACACCCAACACAAAAGCCTTTTAAGTTATATGAATGGTTACTAATGAATTACGCAAAAGAGGGCGACAAGATACTCGATACGCATTTAGGTAGTGGCTCAATAGCAATTGCATGTCACAATCTTGGATATGATTTAACTGCATGTGAATTAGATAAAGAATATTTTGAGGCATCATTGAAGCGTTTAAAACAACATCAATCACAACTTAGATTAATATGAGAAAGCAGAAAGAACAACAACTTCAGAAAGCAATTGTGAAATACATGAAGTTAAAACATAAAGATGTATTCATGAATGGATCACTTGGTGGAATTTATATTGCCAAAGCAAGACACAGAGATTACAAATCAAAAGGATATACTCCTGGTTTTCCAGACCTATTCATCTATTCACCAAGAATCATTGATGGCAAAATCAAACACGGACTTGCAATTGAATTAAAGATTAAAGGTAATTATCCAACAGAAGCACAAAAGAATGTTCTTTCAAAATTAGATATAAATAACTATATTGCAGTTGTTTGTACTGGCATTGATCACACTATTGAAACAATTGAATGGTATCTTTCTTCCACAATTCCAGAATCAGACGTGAACTACACAATTACAGAATGAAAAATCAATGGCATCCAATTGAATGGATTTACAAAGACTATAAATATTTTCTTGGATTTGCAATAAAACAAACCAAAGACAAGGACTTATCAGAAGACTTAGTTCAAGAAACATTTCTTCAATTGATGACTATGAACCAACACAAACTTCTTATCATCATAGATTCTGGAAAGATAAAAACATACATCTGCAAGATCATGATGGTGAAATTCTATTCAACAAAATCACAATTCAATAAAAAGATGGTGCAATACAAGAAAAAGAAAATCAATTCTGATGATTCCTTTCTTGAACATCTTGCAAACAAAAGAATTGAAAACAATTCAAATGATCATGTTGAAATGATGAATGAAAAGATTGATGATTGTTTGAACACATTTGATGAATATGACAGAAAGTTGTTTCAATTATACTATGAAACTGGTCTTTCAATCAGAAGACTATCAGAAGAAACTGGAATCACTTTCAAAAGTATTCAATACACAATTGACAAAGTAAAAAA